GAACTAAAGTATCTTTAGGGGATATAGACAATTACATTGGTACTCTTTTCGATATTGAGATACCTGATGATAGTGAATTCCTACAAGAACATTATAACGCAGATCATACTTTAAGTGTTCTTAAAGGGAATAAGTCTAAGATTATAACTGATATGGAAAGGGATAAACAGAATTTAATAGCTTCTGGGTATGATGCCACTTCTGCCGTTATTCATAACATTCAACAAAGTATATTTGCTGAGATAGAAACCTTTGACAGAAAGATTAGAAAAAGGAAAAAGCAGATAGAAGTTGCTGTAAAAGCCTACGACCTATTTGGGTATGATAAAACCTTCCCACCAGGAAAAATACCAGTAAATGATTTCAGTTATTTATCTAATTTAAACTTGGAGGTAGGGTTCCAGAAGCAGAAGAAATTGGTTTTGGACCATGGAGAGGTAAGTGGGATCATCCTACCAGTTAAGCCTATATTTGTTAGGCAAGTAACAAAAGCTCACACCTTTTCTTTAACACCATTAAACATAGCTCCTATAGGGACTGGGGTGTTTGCTGATGTACCTTCCGCTAGTTCCACTATAATGCCTGCATTAACTATTTCAGATGCAATATCTAAGGATAATTTAGTGGCTGTTTATAGCTTTTTAGATGCTAAGGTAGAATCCCCAAATTCTACAGCAACTAATGTTATTAGCTGTAATAATGATTCAACTCAGGACGCACAATTAGTAGGTAGATCTCCATCAGAAGTCTTCTCTCAAGGGCTTGGTATACCTTTACTTGATGGGGTAGTATCTTTTGAAGCGTCTGGGTCTTTACTACAACCTACCGATGTAGGAAGTTACCTTAGACTTCCCAGCAGTAAAAGAATGCAAGACTTAATGTTTAATACTAGGGGATGTTCTTTTGATTTCTGGTTGCATATGCCTAAAGGGTTTGCTCAAGGTTATAATAGGTTTGAGAAGAGAACATTACCAGCACCAACAGGAAACTCACAAATAAATGAGGATTCAAAAGGGGCTTGGCTTGATTATAATTACTATAAACTTATATTAGCTAATGAGAATACAGGTGGGTCTTATACAGGAAACCCTGATATTATGCCTAGAAATAAGAATAGTGATACTGTAAGAGGTATGGTTATGGGCTTTACTAGGGATCCTCAAATGAAAACTATAGGGACTACCACCTCTAGGGGTAGTGATATAGACATTTCCTTGAATTACCCTGGTGTGGCAAGCGATGATACTACTTCAAGTTTCGCATTCTTTATAGCCCCTACACAATCAATACAGGATTCAAATGGTAATAATTCTGTTGAGTTTATTAGGTCAGGTTCGTGTGAGTCTACTTTAACAACTTTTGATTCCATGATTGTACCTCATACAAGGCAAACCGCTTCTGGGTATACTTTTGGGGATCTATCGTCTACTTATGTGCATATGAATGTTTCGTTTGATGTACAAAATGACCTTATTAGCGTATATCTCAATAATGAGATATTGGCAACAGAATCTTTAAGCACTACTTTTGGAACAGAATACAAAACACCTCCTAGAGTACCTTCCTTCATTAGCACAGGGGATAATTCAAGTTTTTATTATTCCGAAGTTAATGTTAATACTAGTGCTACTTCTGTATTTGATAATGGACCAAGTAATGACACCTTCTTTACTCCTTGGATTATTGGTGGTGGGTGGACTGACGGAACCCCTATAACTTACTCTACTAGCTCAGGAGGCTTTATGGGTAGTACTTCTATTGGAGGGTCTGCCTCTGTATTAGGGTCTCACGGGTTTAGCAGTGCTTTGGGGGGTAGAGTAGGAAGCTTTAAAATTTATGATAAACCACTAGATACAAAGGAGATAACTACTAATTATAATGCTCATAAGGCATTCTTCCAAAACATTAAGATTCAATGACATTAACTACTTATGGAACTCTAGCACCCTCTAACACCCGTGAAATTGTCAAGGATATTCTGGGATCTAAATTTATAGGACTTAGACTTCCCATAGGATCAGGAAATAAACTTTTTTCAAAATCAACGGACAATGAGGTTTTAGTAGGTCAAATAAGACAGTTAGTTTATACCGTTCCTGGGGAACGGGTAATGCTTCCTACTTTTGGTTTAAACTTAAATTCATATTTATTTGAGCCTCTAACTCCTCAATTAATTGATGAAATTAAAAAAAAGATACAAAATCAGTTTTCAAAATACATAGAAAATGCTGTAATATTAAAAATTGTTGTTTTTTCTGAAGAGGTAGATGACCCTTTTGCTTCTGCAAGCTTACCTACAATAATAATTAGACTGTCTGTAAGAAATAAGGAAAATAATCAGACGCTACCTTTGGAGTTTACAATATGACAAATATTCCCTACACAACTGTTTCCTCTGATTTCTTAAAGTTAATTTTATTCAAGGATGATGATAAATCAAATCTTATAGATTTTGCTGCTACTGATTTTTTGTCCCTTAGGGAGTCTTTAATTAATTATATTAAGGCTGTATATCCTTTGGACTATAACTTGTTTTCTGAATCTGATTTAGGAATGATGTTTATAGAATTGGTATCCTATATGGGAGCAGTTCTTTCTATGAAGGCTGATATGCTTGCTCATGAGTCTTTTTTAAAGACTGCTAAAAATCCAACTAATATTAGAAAGCTTCTTCAATTAATTGGGGTAAAATTTAGAGGACCTAGTTCAGCCGCAGCACAGACTTTAATTACTTTAGAAGGTGGACCCCTTTCAACAGGAGAATCTATAACTATCCCAGTAGAAAATAGGGTTTTTTCAAGAACTTCAGATGTTGATGGAGCTACGGTAAATTATGTTTTGTATAAAATACAAAATGGTAAAATACTTGATATTGATAGTAGTAATAATATTGAATTAACTTATGCTGAATCTGATGATACAAATGGGCAAACATGGACCAATGTGGTTTTGGTAGAAGGTACTTTAGTTGTTGATACTAATACATTTGCAGATGTAGATGTAATTAAATCTGTATCTTTAACTAACTCTCCTGTAATTGATGGGAGTGTTGAAGTTTTTATTGATACAGGGGATTCAGCAACATCAAACCCTTATAAGGAAGTTCAATCTCTTTTGTCAACTTCATCATCTGATCAATTAGCGTTTGAAGTAGTTTATAACCCAGATTTTTCAGTAAAGGTTCTTTTTGGTGATGGTATTACTGCCTCCTTACCACCTGTTGGGTCAACATATACAATAAACTATAGAGTAGGTGGTGGTATTAGGGGTAACGCTTCTACTGGGGCTATTAACGAGAATACAACAACTGCTGACACAAAAACTATAAATGTTACAAACATTCTACCTTTTACGGGTGGTTTAGATTCTGAAAGTATTGAGCATACTAAAAAATATTCCCAATTAACTTTTAAACAACAAGATCGTCTAGTTTCATTAGATGATTATATTTCATTTTCTAATACTTTTAAATCATCTACTGGGGCTTCTGGTAAGGCTATAGCAGTTACAAGAGATGCTTATAGTTCTGCTAATATTATTGATGTTTATATTGTTGAGAAGGCTTCCAACACTCAACTACAAAAAGCGTCTATAGCATTTAAAGGTGATCTCTTAGATGAAATGGAGCCCAAAAAGATGATGACAGATGAGCTTGTAATTGTAGATGGTCTTATAAGAACTATTGATATTGTTGTTCAGCTTACTGTAGATACAAAATTTCAAAATAAAGAGGCATCTATTAAAGCTAATGCGTCAAGAATCGTTTTAGATTATTTCAATGTATCAAATAGAGAATTCGGGGAAAGCTTCTTTCCTCAAGATATTTCAAGAGAAATTTTTACAGCTATACCAGAGGTAAGGTTAGCGGAAGTTACCAATTATGAAAAACCCATAACCTTAGAGTTTAACGAAATTCTTCAGTTAAATAACTTTAACATAACTCTTAACTATGTCTAAATCTTTTAAGAGAAATTATGTTGATGTACTCCAGGTTATAACCCCTTCTTATTACAAGGGTTTAGATAAGGAGTCTGCAACCGACTCCACAGATTTAGTAGCACAAATACTAACTACGGAGCTTAATCTTGTAAAAAATAACTTTTTTATACAACCTCTTAGCTCATTTCCTCTTAGTCTTAGTAGCCTTCTAGATTGGGATGCTGGTGAAGGATACAGTAAAAAGTTAGTAAATTATTTAATAAAGCAAAATAAATTAACTGAAATAACTCATTCTGAATTTGATTTATCTATCTTAAAACCATTAGGCTATGAGATAGATAATTATAACACTTCAGGAGAATTTAAAACTTTTCTTACAGAAACTCTATTACCTCAAATAGCTTTAGGTACAGACAGTTCGGTAAATGATTTATATACCGCTACAGAGGGGGCATACGGTAGTGATGATGAAGCTTCTCATAAATTTTTATTAGAATCTTTAGGCTTATTTCATATTTTAAATTATACAAGAGCAACACCTAATTTAGATTTTCAAACATTATTAGCAGATTTACTAGCTGATAAATTATATTCTGGTTTTACTGTAGGCTTAGTTGATGCTATCAAGATATTAAAAACTGGGCTTTGGAATTGTACTGATGCCACTACTAAAGCAGTAGCTTTCCCCTCCCCTTTTGCATCAGGAACTGACCTTTGGACAAGTGGAACACAATCATTAGATAAAATAAAGACATGGGCCAATATCATGTATACAGAAGCCTATGGCTCAGAATCAGATACTTATATCAGGGATTCTGTTGCTGATTTTGTAGAGAATGGTTTTTACCCAGATGACCTCCTCCCAGGTGGACCCTTTTATAGATTACAGAGAGCAGCAGGGTTTCTTATATCAGATATAAATGATCAAATTGTTTCTTTAGAAACTTTACATTCTATAGAGGATTGCCCTAATGATCTTTTACCATATTTAGCAGATATAATTGGGTGGGAATTTTATACATCCAATACTGATGCTTGGAGAAGGCAATTAAGGTCAGCAATATCTTTATATAAACAAAAAGGGACAAGACAAGGGTTAGAGAATCTTATTAAAGTAGTTCTACCCAGCTTTAACTTAGATTTCTCATCTCAATATAATGAGTTTTATGAGTCTTATGTTCCAAATTTAATGTATTATCTTTTAAAAACAGATTCAACTCTGTTTAGTGGATTAGATTCATGGACACAAGATAAAGCGCAAAGTTTTTCAAATGGGGAAAGGGATAATACTAATTTAGATAATTCTATTCGTTTTGTAATTGATAATATTCTTTTAGATTCTGTAGAAGCTTATCCTCATTTATTTAATTTGAAAGGTTACGCATTTAATCTTAATGATCCTTCTTTTTCATTTAATTTTAGAAATAGGAACTTTGGTATACCTCCTTGGGAGTATGAAAAGTTTTATAAAGACTGCTCCATTTCTGAAGACTTAGTAGAATTTCTTAAAAATAAACTTATATGTTTAGGCGTAACTATTAGTTCTGCGGAAGCATTTTATAATTATGTTTTAGATAACACTGTAAAAGGGCAACAAGACCCAAAATATTATAATAATGGGTTTTTCTTTTTGACCTCCTCTATGAATCTACCCCCTAACTATTCAACTTTAATGAATAATTACGACAGGGATAGTTTTGATTTTATTCCTATATGGAATGGAAAATCCTCTCATTTCAATTTAAGTATATCATCAACTAATATAGATGGCGAATTTTTTAATCCTGGGGCTTTTGATAGAGAAGACTTTTTCGCATCATTAGAGTCTATACATAAGTTTGTACCTGCTAAAGCTATTCCTAGATCTCATATTGATTTACTTCTTGGAGATCCTTACATAACTTTTGTGGCGTTAGCCCCTAGAGCTACTGTATCTTTCTTAGATCAACCTAGTGCTTCTGGTACTATGGGTGGTTTTCAACTATGTTCCGTTGACATGAGGAGTGAAAAGGCTGGTTTATTAGCTAGATACATTCTTCCTGGATTTGATGATACTAAATCTAGAACAACTCATTTAAACAAATCAGTTTTTAAAAGAGATAGATTAAGATTTGGTATAATTAAAGATCAGATTTCAACTAATTATATTTTAAGTGGATACCCGTTAACCCTCAGTGGGGATTATATACCTTGTCTTGGAAGATCCTCAAAAAGAAGAAGGGATAATTCAAAGACCTTATGGAAAGGTGATTGGTTTACTAGAGATGGTTTTAACAACCCTATAAGGCTTAATAAAGGAACAGTAACAGGGGCTGGGATTAAACAATCTTATGATTGGGGGGTTAGTGGGTATATCCCATTGGGATTTAATTTTAGTTCTTATTCTTTTACTCCTGTAACAGATACCTTTGATTTACCTGGGGTTTATGAATCTTGTGAAACTTTAGATTCTTCAGGAGTCTTTTATGGAGTAGATACTTCTAATACATTTAGTATTAGAGGTTTGGATGCTATAGAGGTTTATGAAGGACATAATTATAGATATAGAGATGATATAGAAGATCTTCCTAAATTAATTTACGATTTAATTAAAAGAAAAATACATTATAAAACTTTAAAGTTTTTAGATGTAAATAAACATTTATTCCTATTTAATAATTGGAAAGACTTCTACGGAAATGTATATAACGCCTTATGGGATTCCTATGATTTAACACAGGACGAGTTTTATAATAAAAAGTTTGGTAAATATTACAGGAGAGGAAGTAAAAGCAGCATAAGAGGATTACCTTATCTTTATGAGAATTTCTTTGCTAAAGATTCCTTTAATCAAACTACTTCTTATAACTTACTTACTAGTTATATTAATGGAGGTGGTAACATACTTTCTAAAATTAATGGACCCTATTTATGGAATGGTCTTTTAACTTTAGATGGGTCAGGGGTAGATACAACCAAAACTAATAAAAAGAATAGGAGTATTAATGATAATAATGAATTTCTATTGTCAGCTATAGGTGATGATTCGATTTATAAATCAGAAACCTCTTCTTTATATGTAAAAAATCCTGAATATAGAAATCCTTATTACTTCAGTGGGGTTGAAATTATTTATGATAAGGCTACCCCTAATAAAATGTCTGTATTCTCCTTGTCGGATAATGGAAATATTTTAGATGATGACTCTGCTTTATTAGAAAATAACTTGCTAGGTCTTAAAGTTACTTTACCTGGAAGTAGATTAAGATTCTCCTTTGATTATGGAGACCAAGATGTATTATTCTCCCCAGAACATGAGTTTAGCGTCACAACAAAATCTATTTTCATGAATGACCAAAACTTGCTTACTGGTGGTAGGTCCTACAGCGTATGGATTCACACAGAGGCAGAGAAGGATTTTGATGGAAATTATGTGTTCTGGAATTATTCGCCAAATGGAAAATGGGAGATGAAGCCTGTATCTACAGTAACTTCTAAAACTAAAGGGCTACAAAATCTAATAAATGATTTATCTCATAACATAGAACATCCTCAATCCTCTCTTACTGATGCAGGTAACGCTTGTTTTTCTGAAGTTACTAATTTGTCAAAACTATGGAATCTTAAAAAAGATAATTTAGTTGTAGATCGTTTAAACTTTAATACTAATAACCAACCTATAAAAGTACCTTTAAGTTACTATAGAGCTTATAACCAAGTTCATAGAGAAGATCAAAAGTATGTTATAGAATTAATTCCTAACGCCAGTATTGATAGTAGTAAGATTTGGATACTAGATGGCATATCTACTGTAGATGAAACTTTGAAATCTTATTCTAGATTGGAAATATCCTCTGATATTGATGATTACTCTTTAGAGAATATAGTTACATACGACCCTGTAAGATTTTTCAAAGAGGATGGTTCTTTAATACCTAGTGGAAATGATATTTCTATAGATTTAAGTGGGAATATGTTTTTTGATAATGCAAAAGTAACAGCAGCAATAGGGTTAAGTCCTAATACTGGGGCTCCAATAGCTATTCCTAAATTATTTATAAAAATAAATGCATATACTTTACAAAAGTTCTATTCTAATGGAACTGTTAAACCACAGAAGCAATATACTGGTTTGCTAAGGCAAGTAGATTATAATAATAATTTTTCTTTATCTTCTGTTAAGGTTATTGGGACTACTAGAGGTAGTTATATAAAATCTAATTTTACTGAGTATGAAGACTTAGAGCCTTATCAGATTTTAGAAATAATGAGTTTTTATAAAAATCAAGCAATAACAGCACAAAAAAGAGCAAATCAAGGTCCTTCAATTGAGTTTAAGGCAGGCCCTAACGGGTTTTATGGTGGTGGTAGACTAAATTATAGGGATATTGTTGTTCAAGGTAATTGGCCTGCTGGGGTATTATTACTTGCTCAGAGGTATACTAATATTAGTATAATAAATTAATGAAAGGCGTAGTAGAAATATATAGAAATCCTTCTGATGGGAAGTCGGAGTTAATACTCTCGGAAAGCAATCTAATTATGGATGGTGCTGCTGAATCCGTTGTAGACTTTCTTACTATGCCATCATCAGTATCTATAGTTGATGGGGTAGTCCAAGAAAGGGTTCTTGATGCTTCAAATTATATCATACAAGGGTTTACTGTAGGAAAGGGCGCTGGTGGCTATCTTCAAAACCTTCATAAATACAAAAAACATAATTTTATTGTTAGTGCTGGTACTATTGGGGAAGCCCCTATTCCTTATTCTGATCTTAATGTTAACAATAGTCTTGATGGAGACAGGAGCCCCTTTGATTTATCAAGCCATGTTTTAAAGATAAATTCTATGCAAGGCATAACCACAAGTTCTTATATAAACTTCAGTGGATTTAACGCTCATTTATCAGGGATGGTTAATGCCCCAATGATATTTACTGTTGATTGTAAATACGATTTTGAGTATCCTCCTGAGAATATAGATAGTGGTATGGGCGTAGGAAGAAGCATAACTAGCTTAAGACTAGACAGGCACGGTTCATCCACTAGTGGTTCCTTTTACTGGGACTCTGATGGTAAGGGCGTTTGTGATATTAAACCTGGGGGAGACACCTTAATTAAAGATTTAGGAGGAGGTTGGTATAGATTAGGACTAGTTTCTCCTAGCGGAGTAGCAGTCACTAGCACCTCTCCTGAAGCATTTGTTTTCCCAGGGGGAACACAAGCTGATGGAACCTTTTCTTATGTCTCTACTTCCCCATCAGGAGGAGTTTTATTATCAAGACCTTCTTTAAATTTAGGTAGTGTACCTTTAAACTACTTCCTTGGAAGCGAGTCCGAGTTTGATTCAACTAAAGATTTTCAAGAATTTCCTGTATTAGCATCATCTATTCCATGCTTATCAGGTATTGACAGTACAAATGTTAGTTCAATAATCTTATTGAATGGTCCTGGAACTCTTAGAAATAATACTAGTGGATATGACCCTTATTTAACTTTACCTCAAAAGCAGAATCCAATTCTTAGTGGGTTAGAGCCTGGATCAATTACTGATTACGCCTCTGTTATTGATGGAACAATAAAAGCAGATCATAATTTAAATTTTGCTGGTTTTTATGGAAAATCTAAAAATATATACAATTATTTAGATAACTGGAGTGTTGATGAAACCTTAGCCACATCGGCTATGATGTCTGATTGTAGGTGGCTAGGAGGTCATGGGTTTACTGGGGCTGGTAAATCTCACTATACTTTAGTATCCTCTTTAAGTTACGAATCTTTTAATAACCCAATAACAACTCAGTCAAGAAATATAGGGGGACTTAATGTAGCCAGGAGTACGGATTTATTTGGGTATACAAGAGCAAGATACCAGACACTTGGGGAAGCTGTTACGGGGACTTTACCAGCGGCTTTCTTGGCATGTAAACATGGAGCTACCTCCCCTACTACTGGCATAGTAGAGTTTGAAGTTGAGTTATCGGATAATGATATGGCAACTAATAACGCTTTTGGGGGTATAATGACAATGGGACTTTATTCATTAGATTATAGAAAAATGGTATCTAATGGAATTCCTTTTGATAGATCAATTGATAAGGATGTAGATACTGGTGATGATATGGAGTTTAGGGTTTTCTCAAGGAAAGTATTTAATGAGAGTATAACAGCTACAAGTGATTTTTCCGTGACAGGGGCTGCTTTATCTGCTAACGCAGCACTTACTATAAAATGGAGGCTTGAATTCGTATGAGAGGCTTAGTAACAGTAACCAAAATCTTTAAAGATGGAAGAAAGGAGCGTATTCTAGAAGATAGTTGTAATGTTCTAACTGACGGTTTTGGGATTAGTGTAGCTTCAATGCTTTCTACTTCACCCACTGACTTAATTGATAGGTTCCATTTTAAGTATTTTCAAGTAGGGGTTTCTGGTTATCACCAAGATTTACCACAAATTATAACTCCTCAAATAATTGACCATACTGAGTGGGCATACTCACTCCCTTTAACAACTCACAATAACTTTTATGAATTATCTTCTGCTTTAACTTCTGTTTCTAGTTATGGTGGTGATATTGATTTAGTAGAGAAGGAAGTTTTAACTGTAACCAACCCATTCCAGCCACAGGAAAGTCTTAACTATACTACATCTTCTTTATTGCTTGCTATACTTCCTAATAACCCTACTACCAATTTAACAGATCAATCTGTTAATACTAAGATAACTATAGATAGGGAGTCTTTAAATGGTGTATCTATAAAGGAGTTTGGACTTTTCTCAGAAAACCCCGAAGGGTTATTTATACCAAGACCCGTACTTTCAGCATATAAATCCTTACCTGAGCCTATTGTTAAAACGGAAGAGTTTAGTCTGGATGTTGAATGGATAATTCAACTTAACCCTTATCCTAAAAGAACTCATGATTATTATGATTTTTGGGATCTACTTAGGATTGGAGATGTTTTACGATTCTATCCTTCTGTGAAAGCACCCTCCGCTACTTTTTATCTACACACTATGGATAAGAATAGCTCTTATGATGTTCTTATCCAAAGTACAACTCCAACACCACATGACGGTTACTTATCCTATTCCTTACAAGGAAATGCTGTGTCTGGGGCACACTATTCAATTGATTCTGACTACGCTTCCCCATTATTCGTCCCCAGAGGAACAACTTTAATCACTATACCTGTTAGTGCGTTGGATACTACTTCTTACTACCCTTCTAACACTAGACTAGATTTACATATGGAGAGTTTCACTGGGGGGATGGGAATACCTAAACTACTAAGAGACGGTACTCCCCCAAATTTCATAATATATTTTAAATCCAATAATGACCCCCCTGTAGTAGAATTAGGTGTAGATAATCTTGGGACCAGTAGCATTGTTTCTGGTTTATTAGATGTTAGTTGTTTAAGTCCTGTTAGTGTTTACTTGGATTTTTCTTCTAATGGACCAGTAGAAGTTAGAGACCCAGCATCTTTAGGAGGATCACTTTTATTATCGTCAATATCAGCAGGGACCAGTGGGCTTATATTAACTATACCTGCTTCTTCTACATCTGGGACTGTAATAGCTTCTGGTGTGGGTGGAGATGGAGTTGTAGTATCTTCTTATAATATAGTTTCTGGGTCTGATGAAGTTAATAAATATGCGTATTCAAACGACTTTAGACCAGAGTTTGAACCATCTTGTTCTATAAGTATACAGGATATAACTGACCATGCCCAAGATCTTCTTATAC